TTGGAGTTACCACACTGAAATTAACACCATTCAAATAAACTTTTTTAGATATAGGTGCCGTATATAAATTGGTTTTGAAATATAATGGTGATAAAGAAATGTTTGATATCCAACAAGTATCTTTTATACTATATTGTAATGGAAGAGGTTGGTCCAATTTAATCTGTACATTTACTCTACCATCAACTGGATTTATATAACTTGTATGATTTAAAAATTTAACCAAATTACCGTTGTCAAAATTTAAAGCATTTTTAAAGAATCCATAAAACTTATCGTAATAATTTGTTAACAACTCAGTTGTTTTTGGAGATAACCAATCTCCGAAAATTATTTGTACGAATACGTTTAATGTTTCTTGTAGATCTACGTCGGTTAGTGTTGTACGTTGTAGAATTGCATCTTGACTTACTTTAGTAACTATAATTTGAAACGCAGTCAATATTTCATCACGGCTAAATTCAGTTTCGTTGTATTGATATACGAAATTTCTTAATTGTTCTGCTATACCAACAAACTTAACATTTTGACTTACAACTGAATCAGGATCAAATGATAAATTTATATTCTTATCATATCCAACATATGTGGAGTCGATGAACTCTTGCAATTCAGCGACTGATTTAAAACCTAATAATTCTGCGTATTTAAAATAATTAAAATTATTACGTTCCAAATTAAAACTAGTATCAATAGTATTGTTATTAATAATCGGAATAATTTCATCTATTATTTGTAAAAATACAAACTTTTTATCTGCAAATGCTGATATTTTAACAGAATCTAATCTGTTGGTTTCATTTAGATTTGTATTGAATGCAAACGATAAACGAATTTCAGTTCTACTAGGAGAAATTTCTTTAATGAATAATTTATTTGTAGGATTTCCAGCGATATTTCTTATCGGATTATATAAAACATAATATAAACCAGGACTTAATTCATTTATTCTTAAATCAAATTGAGTATGTAATAACAAGTCATTATTATTCAAAGCATAATTTGTAAATGGATTTGCTACTTTATACGATTGTGGTTGGTTATTAATATCTCTATAACTCGATTCTACAATACTAAAAGTTGTACTTGGAATTATTCTGTTAAATAAAATTGGTTGTTGATTGCTATTATAAATGCTTAGTTCAATAATATCATCATTCGTGTCACCAAAGAATGCTTCATTGTCCACGATCTGTTGTTCATACAACGATTGTAAATCGCTGGATAAATAAGACGCACTTACTATACCGTAAGATAAATCTTGTTCATTGATTGTTAAATAATCGTAAGGCATATTATACTAGTGGTAAAAACGGAAAGTCATCTGAGAAATCCGAAGGAACTTTTCCTTGTCCCAACTGAATTCTTAAATTTAATATAGTGTTCTTTTGTGCATCAATTACTTGCTTATCATCGTTGTTTTCATATTTTTCAACGAGTTCGTTAACCGTTTGATTCAAAATTCTATTTTCGGCCAATAATTCATTATATTGTTGCAATACGTCGTTTATATTTTGCTTTTGCTGAGTTTCGGGCGTCTGTAATTCTGTAAAATCTGATGAATTTGAATCCACAATTTTGTTTTCATTATAGACAAACGTTTTTAATGGTACTTTTACATAGTTAACATTTGCATTAACGGATTGTGCTACTGAGTATACTAGTTGTAGATTTCCAAATGAATCGGCATTATTGGTAAATGTACCAAAGTTTTTAAAAGCTGATACTTCATCAACCGCAACATCATAATTTAGTGGGATATTTGCCATGTTATCTTGTTATCTTAAATATTTTCTGAGTGTCCGTAATGTCAACGGTTCCATCAGCATATTCAGCTTTAATAAATATTTTCAAATATCTTTCTTGTGGTAAACCAGTTGTTTGTAATTTGAAATAATTTCCATTATTAGGTTCACAACTCAACTTCGTATATCGATCAAATCCTACTAAAACTTCTTCTGATTCAGCGTCCTTAATCATATAATAAGAACTCGTAGGAAGATATTTAGGAGTCACCATTACTGGTTGTTGATATGCTTTTTGAAAGTTCTTTAATGGATATCTATCTCTAGCAAATACATAAATCTTAGGTAAACTACCAGCTTTATAAGCATCTTTCAAATAGTTCAATGTAATTAAATTCTGAATTGATCCTGAAACAGGCTTCAAACTTCCGGTTATGAATACACTGTCATCCCAAGCTACATCAACATATGGGCTATAAATGGTATTTGTATCTCTACTAAAGAACTGTAACAACCCATTTGTTTGTTGTAATGGCGGAGTAGAAATCTCTAAAGAACTTATTAAAACCAAACCTTGATTAGGTACACATCCACATAACCAAGATCTAACAATTCTAGTTATATCCATAGAAATGTCACTTTGTTGTCCGTAGCTAAAAGATTGACTACAAATTAAACTTGAGTTTACTAAAGATGGATATTTAGAAGAATTACAAATCCATTTTGGTTTATTGGTATATGTAGCCGGAACCTTATAAAACCATGTACCGCCTTGATTTTGAAAACTAGCACTTGAATACGATGCGGTCAACAAATAGTCTACCTGTGTGTAACTGTTTGTGATTTGACTACCATACCAAATACCGTTTCCATCATAATTTTTATAATTCCAACTAGCACCCAATTGAGATCCGTTGTCTGCATATCTACCGTTTCCATTGTTCCAACTTTGACTAATTGGATACGCATAAATTTTATAGTTTAGTGGCAAGTTTCTAGCACCGCACGATTTTAAGTTGAGTGTAAATTTAATATTTGATCCGCTAATATTATTACTTGATATAGACTGACTTAATTCACTTATATCAAACTTAAGTAATGTTCTAGAGAATTCAGGATAATTTAAATAAGTTGCTGTAGATGGTCTAGTAAATGAACCGCTATATTGACCTTTAAAATACCCGGTGAAATTTGTTACATTAACAAAATAAGACACACTTGAGGTGTTGGTGTTAATGATCGATTTAAAACTTGAACTTGAAAAACTACCACTGAAAGATCTACTCACACAATTTGATCCTGTGATACTTCCAACAAATCTTCCAGCTGCAAGTGTTGCTGATCCAGAAATATAAAGTGACTTTCTAGGAACAGTTGTTACATTAGACAATCTACCTGTAAAATTAGCTATAAATGATGTGAATGGTATAACGGATGAAGTTAAATTGTATGAATACCATTTACTTCCCGAATAAATAAACAACGAAGATGTGGTATAAGCTAACCAACCATTGTTACCATATGATGATGCAGTAACTGGAGCTGGATGCCAATTAGGATCGGTGTATACAGTTGTAGTACCTTTGTTGGATGCATAAATTTCCAAAATTTCATCAATTCCAAAGTTTTTATCAATGAATTCTGGTGAATTATTTATGTAAGTGTCTTGAGATGGATAAATAAATGTATGCATATTATACTACAAGTCCTTTAATGTCAGAATCCATATATTTAACTTCAAATATTGCTGGATCTTTTGGTGGATATACAATATTGTTTTGTGTTGCGATGCTTATATCATAAGCAACAGGTGAATAATTGCCATCATCAATCGTTAAATTTTTGATCGCAATTTCACTCACAGACTGCACACCTTCGTTTTGCATTATTTCAAAGTTGATTTGACTAAGGTTAATTGGTTGATTGAAACTCCAGTTATCAATATCAAAAAAGCTCTTTACGGATTGAATACAGTTATTTAATACTTCCGATTTATTGAATCCTTTAAATACAGTAATTTTAAATTGCACTCCGATGTTAATAATATACCCATCTACTATATTAATTTTATCCGTTAAGATCTTATAATTTTGTAAATATGCAATTAAGTTTTGAAGTGTTGCTGGATTAATTTGAGTTAGATTTTTATTTGAATCATAACCTAAAAGGTACAAATTATTCGTAAGTGGATTATTTGATTGTAAGAATTTTCTTCTATCAAGTGGATTTAAAGGAGTTAAATCAACTGTAGAATTATTCTGTGTATTTACTACACCTGTAATTAATCCATTGTATTGTACTTCTCTCGTCAAATTGCTTTGAACATATGCTTTTGCGATATTTCCAAGTTGTGGTGGTAAAGCATAAACTCTCAACAAGAAATCATCTTCGGTAACCATACGATTCTGAGTAGAAAAATTCAATATAGCATTTTGTCTAATCTCTTCATTAGATTCAGCATCGTCGCCACCTGTAGAAGATTCTACGTTATTTACACGTAAAGAGTTCTTAATTGTGTTTAATAGGGTAACTTCACTATCAGTTAAAGAGGTTACGTCATTCAAATAAGATACGGCAATTATACTTTTAATTTCTCCAGAATTAACATTAGAATTTAATCCGCCCCCAATGATATATGAAATGGTCAATGTGGTGTTGGCCGGAGAAACTCCGTATGAATTTGCTTTCAACACATTCGTGTTATCCAACGAAATGTTTAGATTTTTTAGATTTGAAAGAGATACTCCAATGTTACTTGAATTTGGAATGATGACCGTATTATCATAGTTCTCAGTATTAGCACCAAATTGAATTGATGTTTGATTGTTTTCATCAATCGTGGTTACAAATCGTTTTTCAGTTCGTAGATATTTTAAAACCTTTGGAGTTTCACTTCTATATTGAGAAAGAGTTTGATTGTTTAATGGTACGTTATCTAATTCAATAGGAATTGTATCTTGAGCCAAGTAATCAACTTCATAATAGTTGTTATTATTAGAATCAATTACACTTACAATTTTCAAAACGTTAGTTTCATCTAACTTAATAGAATAAAATGGAACTTGATCGCCAACTGAAAACTGTTTTATTATAACTCTACCTGAATAAGCCTTGGCTGATTTCTTTATCAAATAAAACTGTGGTGCGCCTGTGTTGTCACGACTATATACGGTTATTTCTCTAGGTGAAAACTTTGTATCTTGACTAAAATCTATACTTTCTTCCACTACGAAATTGACTCCTGATACACTAGTTAATTGTGTAAAGGGTTTTAATATCAAACAATAACGTTCGTCTGGACTATAAACATTATCTCTTGAACGTGTCGCTGGTAATAGTTGAAATATATCTACTATAGTGGACGAAGCAGATGCTACCTTTGGTTTATAACCCAAGAATTTAGCACCATTTATGATGTTTCTACGATCTTGTGCAAATTGAATAAAACTTTCAAAAAACTGCTGATCCGTATAATAAGAAAGTACATCTCCAACATATGCTGCTTGTTCAATGAATATTTGACCAGGTGAACTTTCGCTAAAGTCTTTGTAACTTTGTGGGTAATACTGTTTAGTAAAGTCGATTAGCTGTTGACGTAAAGATGCGAAATCTCTATTAAGATAATTAATATCTTTTGTGTTTGCATTAAACGTTTTGTTAATTAATGTTGACATTATATTCTGTTACCTTCCAAGTTAAGTTGGGTTTTACCTATAGTATTATTGTATCTAAATGTAATACTTATAAATATTGAATTTCTATCATTATTCTCTGGTTGTTGTGGGGATAATTCAACACTTAATATGGTTGTACCGTTGATGTATTTATCAACATCACGTTGTACTACATCAACAATCATATCATTTGTAACATCACTTTCAATTGGTTGAAACAATAAATTATATAATCCAGAACCAAAACTATTATTAAATCTACGTTCTCCTGGTACAGTTAATAATAGATTTTGTATATTATCAGCTATTTGAGAAATAGTATCTTTATTAGTAGCAAAATAACCCTCGTTACCAAGTTGAATTGGTAAAGACAAACCTATTGCTTTTTTAGGGGTTGCCATTAGTTACCTTATTTTTCTCCACGTTTCTTGTTTACCGCCTTCATTAAAGATCTATAGTCTCTATTCATAGCACTATAAACACTCTTAACTGGTTCAGGAGCATTCTCAGGAGCTTTTGTTTCTGTAATTACTTGAGATGTAGCACCTCCATATCCACCCATCATACCAACCATACCACCTTCTTGTGGTACTCCTCCAGTAGTTTGATTCAAAATATCATTCAACATAGGATTGTTTGTGTACTTTACAAACTTTTTAGCTGGTTTAACTTCTTCTTCAATAACGGATGATTCTTCCATAGTTTCCAATTCTTTGAGAATTTGTTGTTCTAAGTCAGAATCAGCTGATTTTTTCTTGGTCTGAACAGCTTCTTTGGAAAATATTTCAGCCAATTGAAGTTTGATTTCAGATTGTATTACATTACGTACTTCTTGTTGTACAGTTTTCTTGATGAATTCTTTTAATACTTCTATTTTCATACTATTATATATAATTATTAACCTAACGGAGATTTAGGTAAATTTAATAAATCTGTTGCACCTTTTGGATTTGATGGTCTTGGTATTTTGACAGTCTTGATACGTGGTGTACTAGGTGGTTTTGGTATATTTGGTTTAGGCATTCCTTTTTGTACACTTGCTAATTTAGCTGCAGCTGCCCCAACGGCTCCTCCTGAAACGGCACCAATTACAGCTCCTTTTCCACCTCCAACTATTCCTCCGATTCCGGCCCCTAACCCACCGCCTGCTAAAGCTCCTCCAGTTACACCACCAACGGATAATCCGGCACCAAGTGCAGTACCACTTAATCCACCTATTAACGCTCCCTTACCACCACCGGCTAATGCTCCAATACCGGCTCCAAGAGCACCACCTAACAATCCACCTTTTAATCCTTTAGCTAATTCAGACGTAGATTCAACCATACCTGTTTTAGCATTTACAAATTTATCATTTCCAGCTATAGATTCAGGACTAAACTTATCTGGAGACCAATCCTTACCCAACCCATCTGGTTTAATACCTTTAGGATTTAGTTTATCAAATACTTTACCAGCTACACCACCCGCAACTAATCCGGCACCGGCCCCAATCAATGCGCCTTTTCCTCCGCCTGCTAATGCACCTATACCGGCTCCTAATGCACCTCCGCCAATTGCACCCTTAACTCCAGATGACAAATTACTAAGTACACCACCAGCTGATTCTTGAGCACCACCAATTGCACTTTGTGCTTGACCAACAGCTCCATCTAATGCACCTTGAGCTTGACCAGCTGCGCCTTGTACTTGGCTAGTCAATCCACCGGCCGCACTTTGTACTTGAGACGCAGCATTACTTGCTGCGCCTTGCGCTTGTGATGCTGCTTGTTGTGCTGCATTTGCGTCTAACCCCTTTACTTCTTGGGACGGTAGTTTTAAATTAGGATTGTCTACTACAGGAGCTTTATTTGCTACACCATTAATTGCTTGTGTAGGAGGTCCAGGTAACGCCGGGTCAGGATCAGGTAAAAAACAAGCAGGAACATTCTCTTTTTTCCAAGTTCCAGACGAAATATTTTTATCTAAATCGGATTTGATCGATTTCAAAAAGTCATTAATTTTAGTTTCAGCTCCTTGCAAATTAGAATCGTAACTTGATTCGGGTAGTCTATTATAATTTGTCTGAAATTCAAAATATGAGGTGAAGAATAAGGCGGCCAAAGATTTGGTCAATAGGGTAGGATCTCCGCCCAACGACGACACTTGAGCAATACAATCTAATTTATCTCTAACCGTTTTTTTAAAAATATCCGTTTCTTCTAAATTTATTATAATATTACCTTTCATCGTGGTTATACCCGCGATAGGCGTTTTTATTTGATATGCGTCGGTGATATATAAATTATTTATTGAAATTATTCTAGCAAGTTTTTTAGTAAGATCTTTTTTATAAGTACCAGAACTAAGTTTAACATATCCATTTTGTTCCAGAGATGTTAAATCCGTATAATTTTTATAAAACTCATCCCAAGTAAGGATTTGTTTTGGATTCAGAATGGCGTCATTATAGTTAATGGAATCTACATAAAAATCATAATTATACTTATATTTTTTATATGATGGTATGAATAAAAAATTTCCACTTGGCAATGTTCTGCCAGAACCTGGTTGTAAGTTGCCAAATATGTCTACTATTTGTAATGCCATATATTAATCCTGAAATTCAAATTCAACTTGTACTGGACCTTCACGACGATTTCTACCTTTGAAATCACCCACAACTCCAGCGCCTGTAACCGTATTAATTTCTACTGGGTCTTTACATTCACCACCACTACCAGGTGGTTTTACTCCATTACTACCAGGAGCATATCCTCCTCCTGTAACGAATACTCTTCTGCTTAATGTTTTGTGTAGATTATCTCTTAGTAGTTTAAGTTTGATTTGTTGTACTGGTATTTGAGTTTGATCTGGATTAGCATCATTGGTGTTTTCAGCATCAATCTTACCAGCGTCTTCATGTCCATGTGGATGTGGATGTACGTGATGATACCAGTGAACGTGATCTAGTAACCAGTTACATAAATCATACATCCAATCTACAGTTGTTTGACCCAATAATGCTGGTTCATTTGTTTCTCCAAATTGACCCAAAAATATCTGAGGAGCATTTATACACGCCGTGTTATTAGTGGTTATAACTACATTGTCATTCGCATCAACTGTGTATTCACTATCGGTTGCTACAGCATAACGTTTTTTGCTAAAATGAAATGTTTCTGCAAATCTACTACTCAATATCAATCTATCACTATTTATTACAAGTTGATCTCCGTCTAGATTTGGAAATTTAAATGTGGTTGATCCATTTGGATTATATCTAACTTGTTCTTCTGTAGGTTTATTATCACCTGTAATACCGAAAACACTTTTATATACAGTGGTTTTCCAATTACTTACTGTATATCCACTTGTTAATTGAATGGTGCTACCATCATTATTAATATCTTCATCTATCTGACCACCATAATTTTTCTCCCAAGGTGAAATCGCTGGAATAGGTGGCAATTTAGGATGTAATTGTTGTGCTTTTTTCTGTGCAATATTACGTTGACGATTGCGTATAGTTAATTTTGGATTTCCATATCCACCATCTACAGAATCTTTGAGTAAATTTCCAAGAAGAGCATATGAAGGATATGCACCTTTATCATTAAATCTATCATCATCATATGCACTAAAACGTATAGATTGGCCAAATCTACTTTCTACTACTGTATCCCCTTCAAACTTTCTTATACTTCTTATGAATGGATTTAATATGAAATAATTGCCAAAGTATCCGTTTTGATTGATCGATTGAAATGCTGGATGACTAACATAACTTTTTCTATTGGGTGGTTGTAAATATGGAACTGCACTTTTATTATTATCACTGTTAGATTTTTCAGTTACGAAGTCTCCATTGGATCCCAAATAATTTAATCTATTAAATGGCTTTGTATAGTAATATGTTTCTCCTACGTTCAATACCAACACTTGTTCATTTATTAATGGCAATTGTGTAACTGTATTATCTATTGCAATAGCCCACGGTAATTTCTCATAAGCAGTTTGTTGTTCTTCTCCTAGAATACGTATTTTAGCTCTACCAATATAACTATAGTCAGTATCAGATGGTGACGGTATTGTGTTTTCATAGTTAACTGGCAACTGTTGATATTTGATTGTTGGAGGTGGTTGAGAATTTATATTGTCCGATGTTTTTCCAAAAAATGGATGTTTATCGTCTAATATAATATCTACAACTACCGCTAATTTATACAAAGCACTACCGTTTCCTTTAATTGCAGCCGCAATGTTGGATGATAAATTGCCTGAATTTTTAACTATGGTTGATATATTTGTACTCATTATTCACCTTTACTGATTGTTATAACTTCTTCCATTAGTTGTTTTCTTTCATCTTCACTGAGTACCATGGCCGGTCCTTCTCCACTAGCTTCGCCTTTAGCAACCAATCTTTGTACTACAGCTGCCAATTTTACTAATTGTTCATCGTTTTTGATACCCACATCATAGTAATCTTTGATTAGAGGTACGATTATTACAGCGTCATTGACAGTCTTAATTAAACTACGTAACTCAGAAATCAAAATATCAATTTGATCCTTCTTATTTTCTGAATTTTTCACTATGTCCTTACAAAGACCAGAAAAATTCTTTCCTTTGTAAATTTCGAAATTTAAGTCCATATACCTATAAATAGAAAAACCACTCCGTTTGGAGTGGTTTTATTAACTATTTAGATTTTATAATGTTCCTCTATTACTATAGTTTCTCATTACCAAATTTTGATAACTTTTCATTTTATTGATAACTTTAGTTATTTGTTGAGTCTTACAATTGCTTAATTCTCTGATATAAAGATATAATGTTTTCTTGTTGAAGTTTTCAATTCTTTCACAGTTTCTGAACAATTCGATTACCGCATATGCTATATTTAGATCTTTTTGTTTATTGAATATTTTCATTACATTAGCTTCCCAGTAATTTACTATAAGTTTCATAAATTCTTGGGTCTGAATGTCTTTATGATGTGCATCCTCTGTTTGTAAACATACTGAAGATTCACTTGGGGTTTCGCTAATATCTACGTGTTGATTGAATCTTTTATAGTTGTTATTGTTGTGAAATATTAAATAATTCTTGGCAACAATGCTAAAATAACTAAATGCTTTACCTTTACCTGCTTGAAATTTATGAATATTAGTTACTAAATGTGATACTGTTTCTTTTTGAATTTCAATTGGACTATTATCAAAGTATGTAAATTTAAATGTATTGAATATATTTTCTACTAATTTTTCAAAACTGAATTTTATTTTATTTTCATAAATCATATTACGTTTGATTTCATCTTCTTCTGCGTTGTATTCAATGATAGCATCCTCTGTTTTTTTAGAAAAATAAATTTTTTCTTTCTTATTTCTTCCACGACGTTTTTTGCGTTCTCCATTAATATCAAATTGAGATTCTTCTTCAGAACCATCTTTAATATTTGCTTCGATTAATTCTGGTTTGATAGAACGTGGAACTTCTATATTAGATGTAGAAGTAGACTTGGTTGGTTGTTTAGATGGCAACAAAACGCCAATGGTAATTTTTGGTTTCTTTACCTTGGATACTACTTTCTTAAGTTTAGGCTTTATCTTGTTTTTGACATTCTTTTTTGTCTTAACAGAAGTAACCTTTTTAATCTTCTTATAAGATTTCGTTTTTGTTTTTTTCATTAAAATCGGAGGATTTATAATTATCATCACTTTGAATTCTAGTATTTGTTATTTCAATGATAGTAAGCAAATCTGTAAATAGAACACCAACATCATCGTCTTTAACAAATATACCTCGGTCATCTACAGATTTCAACTTATTATATGTATTTTTTACCAACGATTTAAAATCTACCAACCAACTTTCTAATAAGTCGATCTGATTAAATGCCTTTTTTAGCGAGATTACCAAAAAAATATTTAATATTGTTGAAAACAACAATAAAAGTAACAGTATGTATATCATCAGTTTAATTCATCTAACGTTTCGTCGTCATCTGCCAATTCTACATACTCTGATATATAGTCTATAGATTCTTGGATTAAATCCCAATTGGAAGTATCAAACCCACGTTTTAAATTTTTGTACAATTCTAATATTTCTTTTTCGTCCATATACGTATAAGTACATATATAGATAAAAAATTAATTAAATTTTTTTATTTTAAAAACTAAACATTCCTCTAACACCACTTGGTTTGTAAATTGGTTTTTCTATTATCTTTTGTACAGGCTTCTCAACTATCTTCTCAACTATCCTTTCCACTTCCACAGGCTTCTCAACTTCAACTATTTTCTCAACAACCTTTTCTACTTCTACAGGCTTCTCAACTTCAACTATTTTTTCAACAACCTTTTCAACAAAAGTTTCTTTAGGTTCAGTTACAGGTTCTTCTTTTTTAATTGGTTTTTGATCTTTATAAATTTCGTAATCATTAGTTTCTTCGTCATAAACTTTGTTTGTAGATATGTTATAAGCCAATAACAAAATAACAGCTAATGGATCGAATACAGCAATCAACACTGCAATAAACCACTTTACAACATTTTGTATTGTAGTATCAAATTGATCGGCAACGAATTTAAATGTTGTAATATCCTTCTTTTGACTATTATCCACTTTCAATTTAAAAATTCCTTCTTCAATTTCAGAAACTTTATCACTATAACGTTTTAGTTTTTCATTTTCTCCGTCCAATTGTTTGTTTAAATCTCCGATTTGATCGTTAATTTGATTTTGAATATTCTGTAATTGTATTGGATTTCGTGCAATTAAAACATTGGTCAATACACCATTTAGTCTGGATTCTTGTGAACTTCTAAGAGCATATATCTTTTCTATCGACTTTTTAGTAGCTTCAATTTTACTATTTTCATCCAATTTTTGAACTTCCATTGTAGAAATTTTATTAATCGATAGTTCTGTTTCTAATGAAGACTTTTGAAATGCAGCTGTTAGAAATCCAAATATACCCAATGATGTAATTGCCATTAACGCAAATACAGCAATTATCATATATGTCCTCATTAATATATTAGCTTTGTTCCAATATCTAAACAACCATGAAGTTGTTACGAGTTTACCTAATTCTAGTGATGATGCCATTATCATAGCAGCAATAGTTGCGCCTGAAAATAGTAAACCTATACCATATACGCTAAAATAAGCAGCACATCCTGCGATTAGAAGTGATGTAAATATTACCAAATGTTTAAACTGTATCATATCTATAAATATCTATAAAATAAAAACCCCGTTAATTTAATAACGGGGTTAATATAACCTTGATTGAATATTAATCAATCTTTATTTTCTTTGTGACGGGAATTGTTGGTTTTACCTTTGATAGTGTAACCCTTAACAAACCGTTTTCAAATTTTGCTTGAGGTGTAGATTTATCAATTTGATCTCCTAGAGTAAAACTACGTTTAAAGCTACTGTGTTTCAATTCTCTACGAATGTACTTACCAGCAAATTCTTTGTCATCAATTTTTTTGATTTTTTGACCACTAATAGTAAGTACATTTTCTTGTACTTCTACAGAAACTTCATCTTTAGCTAAACCAGGAATCTCAGCTAAAATTTCTACTCTATCATTATAATCAATAACATCTACTCGGGGATAACTTTGTTTTTCAAAGAAACCCACACCCAATTCTTTTGTTAATTCTGGAAATTGATTCGCGAATACTTCATCGAAGACACGATCAAATGGAGCTAAAAATTCGTCACGATCAATGTGACGCAATGTAAACGGACTATATTTAATTACTGACATATATTTACCTTTCTTTTTAATAATTCTATTGAACTTATTAACCTAATAGCCTCACTCGAGCACTATAGTAGATAGTGTCTAATAGATCACCATCTAAGAATATATATAAACTAAATTTGAATAGATGTCAAGAAAATTAGAAATATCCAACAGCATATCCATTACATGTATTGGATCCTACATTGGTTGTATGTACCACTACCGAAATAGTACCTGTGGTAACGGCAGCTGGAGGTATACCTTCGATTGTGAAATGTGTAATTATATCACCCGAATCAGGATTATAATAATATCCTTTTTGCCATCCCCAACTTGAATACACATTTGAAGAAACTAATGTGCCACCCAAACTTACACCGTTTAGTGTTACACCATTATTTTCACTTACATTAAAACTACCTTCTATTTTAAACCATTTTAATGTTTTACCAGCTGGTACAACTATATTTCCGAATGTATTTGCTGTGCCTGTACTAACAGGTGTTCCACCGCCTGTTTTTTGTACATAATAAGCATTTGCAAATATATCTCCTCCGCCAGTTGATATGTAACTAGCCGTTGATGCCAATATGCTATAACTACTACTTACAGAATAACTTGAAGTACCATTATACGATACTTTTTTTCCGGTACCTTTAAAATTAGTAATGTTGTCAACTCCTCTAAAAGACCCGGTAACGCCTCTATTAACATTCAATTTACCATGTATGTAGGTATTACCACTTCCAGATACAAAGAATGTTTTTGTAAATCCGGTTGTAGTACTTCCAGATCCATAATTAACCAATATAGCCGTAGCACGATTTTCAACTGTTGCAGGTATACTCCATGGACCTTCGCCACTACCACTAAACATGTTTATTTGTAGTTTGGCTCTTAAATATTTATCGAATGATCCTGTTGGTTCATTTGGTGGTTGTACACCTATACCAATAGCACCATCTCTAGATGGTGTATTGTTAGTCATATATGGCCAAAAATAGAAACCATTTCTTCTTTGTACCATACCATAAATAATGGCCTCTCCAGCTGTCGCCCGAGATACAACGCTTGAATTAGAAATTTCGTATGATCCAATCGGCGTTGTAAATGTTAAACTACCACTTCTGTTAGAAAAAATAGTCCATCCGTCACGATTTGGATAAGCTTCAGAGCTATTTAAATTAAATAGACTGATTGCAGCCTGATTATATTGAACACCTCCACTAGTTAATCCACGACTTGCGACGTTTAAATAATTAAACGGTAAAGATGATGAAATACTAAGAGATTTTACACCAGAAGTGTTGTTATCGAATAATAAACCAGGAGCACTTATTAATCGTGTACCGTCAAAGTAGCCTACTCCTTTTGTTGTGTTCTGTGTAGTTTGTAATAAATAAGATGATGTTTTGCTAAAGTTTGTTATGCCGTAAAAACTACCACTAAAACTTCCACTCACACTTGCGTTTTTGCCAATAAATTTGCCATAGTGACTACCACTAAAACTACCACTTAATTTTCCTTTAAAACTGCCTGTAAAACTACCACTGAATCTTCCTAAAAAACTACCTGTATAAGATCCAGTTAATTTGTTAAGTGCATTTTTTAAATCTGCTAAAGTACTACGTCTTGAAGTTAAACTAGAACCGGATTCAACGGTAAGAAAAAAATCGTTGGCATCAAGATTTTGATATCTTACAAGTTTACTTACCTTAATTGGGACTACATTTAAATTGTTACAAGGACTTGGCATATATTATATAAGTATCAAAGATTGTATAATAAAATTTTATATGTAGTTCCGTTGATTTTAACGGGTAAATAATTACTGGTTACAGATCCGGCTGTATTTGCTAGAGTCAATGATCCTGTAAATCCGGATTGAATATTTAAACTTCCTGTAAACGAACCTTTATAAGAACCATTTACAGTCCCAAAATAAGTTATCAAACTACTACATGTAGCTTTTTTAGAATAATAAACGTTGTTTACTGAATCGAATTGTGAAATTGCAATTAAATCGTTATTGTTAATACCTGTAGATGCGGCTAACTGACTTATTCTCAGCGTTTTTACGTTTAAATTATTACAAGGACTCGTTGCCATATATTATAAGTATATTAAATTGTTAGTTTATATTAACAATTAGTTAATGTTGCTGTTGGAGTGGATCGTGGAGCGGTACCAGATAAAGGATCTCCTCCATTTACTAATGTTAAAGCAGTAGCATCCGATGGTAAACATGATGTAATTGTAACTGAAACTCCTCCAGGACATCCATCCAATGTACTATAAAAAATAGCAGATCCGTTTCCGGCACTCACGGATGTGTAACTATATTCAACTTCAGCTTGTCCATTGGCACACACGGCAGCATTAGATGTAGTTGTACCTGAAAATATTTTGTAAGTAACACCCGGTACGTCATCCACATTTTTCCAAAATGAAAACCCTTTAATCATATTAACTGAAGTTTTGAATTGCTGATGCAAATATTTTTCCCTGAACATTGATAAATGTGAATATATCTTTTTTACCGGCACCACTACTTACTGTTGGAACAGCTCCATTTTTCCAATAAATAGATACCGTACCAGTATCATTTAATCCGGTCCACGCTGTTACATTATTACCACTGCCGTTACTTTCAATTAATATTGTACTGGTCTGACCAGACTTCAATGACATCGTAATTGTACCACTAGAAGACAATTCCAATTTTATTGATCCGAATTTATCCCCATTCAAAGTACGTGTTTGGCCAGGTGTAGTAATTGTTTTGAGATCTTCATTATTTCTCAAAGAACCTGTAAAAGCACCCCCATCTCCAGAGCTAATATAAAACCCAGTTTTTGCTCTCAAAGGTAATTCAACAACATAGTCTGATGTGTTATAATAAAAACTATTCACATTTTTAATAACTCTACTACCATCCCAAATTGTTAAATAATTTGCAACACCTACTGTACTAGCTGTTATTGGATTGGTCCAAATAGCATCATAATTTGTACCTGAATTTTTAGCTAAAAGTTGATATCTAGTACCACCGATTGGTATACCATTTACAATAGTTCCGCCAGTAGCAGCATAAGCAGCCGTAAGAGCTTGATTTGCATAAGAACTAGTACCATAAAAATATGCTGATGAAACTCCTCCGTTTGGTGTTGTAGTAGTATTTCCACTTTCTAATACTTTTGTTGTTGTAGAATTATAAACATCTCCGGTTAAATTACCAGTTACATTTCCAGTTAAACTACCGACAAATCCAGTATTTGCTGTTATTGTTGTTCCAGTAATAACCGCGGCGGATGTAACACCTATTGTAGTCGCATCTATAGCGCCGCCGTTTATATCTACAGTAGTAAATGTACTTGTACCAGCTGACGTTATATCTCCGAGAATTATAGAAGAAAACGTTTTTGAACCACCCACCGTCTGTGTACCTGAAGTTCTTACTACAGTAGAATCTACGGCTAAAGATCTATTTGACGTTAATATACCCCCACCACTTAATCCATCTCCGGCAGTTATGGTTACATTAGTTCCTGTAGAGGTACCATATACATTTCCATAAAAACTACCCGTAAATTTATTATTGACGTTTGTAAATCTTACCTGATTAATAAACGGATTGAAACTAGCAGCGCTTAAAATAGAACTTGTTAACGCTGAATACGAAGTCCGTTTAGTAATCCCGTTCGACTGAATTAAAAATTCATCGGTCGCGCTAATGATTGATGTAGCGGGTAAACTAGAAATTAATCGTCCGTTATTAGATAATACTGCCATAATAATATATAAATATAATTATAGCAAAGTTTTAAGTTTTTTTAATACAAATTTGACTAATCCACTTCTTACAATATCATCTTCACCGAATTTAAATACATAAACTCCATTGTTTCTACTTTCCTCGTCGTCAAATACATTCATCATCGGTACAAACCCACTTTTACCATTAATATCACTTTGATCTGGATCACCGCAAATAAACAATTTACTAAATTCACCTACACGCGTGATTAACGTAGTAAGTTCTTTCTTAGTCATGTTTTGTGCTTCATCTGCTACAATACATTTAGCATTCCAACTTAATCCTCGTAAAAAGTTTATTGGAAATCCATGAATACGTTCTTCTTTTTTTAATTTATCAATATCATGTTTTGGCAATAATTCTTCCAATTTATCAATAAGCGGTTGAATATATGGACTCATTTTTTCATCCATTTCCCCAGGCAAAAACCCTAACTTACTATCGCTGCTTTCAACTATACTTCTAACATATACTATTTCACTCACTCTTTTTTGATTTAATAAATATAATCCGGCTAATATACTAGTAAATGTTTTGGA